CTTGGTTTATATGGCGATTTTCTACTATCAGATCACACCAGATATGGCAGCGGTGCTTTGGCGTCAATGCTTGGCCCAGTTGCAGGCCTGGTTGATGATGTCATTAAGATCGGTCAGGGTATCCCTTTAAACGCAGTAGAGGGTAAGAGCGAACAAACTGGCGGTGACCTTGTTAAACTTGGCAAAGGACTGACGCCAGGTGCTAATATCTGGTATCTGAAAGCAGCTGTAGACCATATGATTTTCAACCAGATGCAGGAGTATTTTTCACCCGGCTATCTGCGTAAGATGGAGCAGCGGTCAAAGAAAGAATTCAATCAAACATACTGGTGGCGGCCGCAGGACGTTACACCACAATAAGGATCGTGTATGAAAAATATTGGCCTTGTTTTTATTTTGATTCCTTTTTTTGCGCAGGCAGATCTTTCTGCAAATTCGTATTACAAGTGCATTAAAGACAATGTGGTAAAATATAGTAAGACTAACGAATCGGCTGATTCCATTGCTTCTGCTGCTGTTACTTCATGCGGCAGTGTTTTGGGTGAAGTGCTACAAAGTAGCGCCCCGTTCATGAACGCTAGTGCTGAAGCAAAATCAAAATTTATTTCTGATATGAAAGCCCAAGGGAAGGAAGCTGGAATAAAATATGCGATGGATGAAAAGCTTAATAATAAATAGGTGACTACATGCAAGCTATTGGCTTTATCGTTTACATCGTGGTGGGACTTTTCCAACTAGCGGCAATCATGGCAGGCCTTGAATCATGGTGGGGAGTTCATTGGCTTATCGCCGCGCCAGTGGCATTCATTATCAGCTACATACCATTGTTAGGATCAATCGTTGGTATGGTTGGCGCTATGGATGTTTGGCGGTGGGAATGGTGGCAGGCTGGTCTTCTTTTCTTTGGTGGGCTGGTTTTTGCTATTGCCTGCGGAGGAATGTCTTCGTTCTTCGAATGGCTATCTTTCAGGAAAAGAGCGTGACATGTCACAACGCCACACAACAAAAAGCCCGCATCGCGGGCTTAGTTTTTCCATTTCTCTGAAAACAAATCTTCGTCTAATGGCATTGGTTGAGTCTTCGTTCCTTCGAAAAATTTGTAACTGATCTCAATTGCCGCTTCTTTAAACTCTTCTTGTTCGGACACTTTATGAGCATCAGCGTCTATGAAAAACATAACGAGAGCGTCTCGGTTATGATTAACTGAATAGACTAAAAAACTATTGCTTGTTGGGGTATATTTTACTTTTACTGATGCGATCTTTTTCCACATATCCCAAGATGACTTCTTACCCAGAATATCTGTGCTGCTTTCTTCTGAAGTATAGTCACCCACATCAACATGACTATGCCTAACATGGAGATCTAATATCTCTTTAGGCCTGGCAAATGCTGCATCTTTACCAATATCAGGATGATAACCTGTGAACCAGTATTCTTTGAATGCATCGGCAACTTCCTTTACCTTAGCATCGGAAAGACAAAGGGCCGAGAATTTCATTGTATGAAGTACTCGACCCTTGTAGATTTGTTCAGGTTTCTCTTTTTCAGGAGGCGCAGACAAACTCGAAATTCTCCTTATCTTTAAGCCCGTCGTAAAAAGCGCGAGAAATCCGAACAGAATGTTCCTTATCCATCGTCACCCTTGTGTACGCGGCACTTTTACTTTCAACACGTCTTGCGGCAGCACGCGCTTTACGCACTTTTTCTCTTTCGCTGATACGCATGACATCACCTCATAATATAGATACTTCATCAAACGGGGTTTACCCTTAAGGTAATATTACGCCGTCCGAATACCTCTTGCAAGTACGATGTTGGTTGCAAAGAACAATGGCACAACTAGCTAGATGCTTAACACATCTACTAAAACAGTAGAATTTCCGATACTTAAAGGCGCTTCCCTGCGCCCAGCATCAGAACTCAGAGGCGTTCTTGTTGATGTACTGCGCGTGGCTGCGTATGTCCTGCAGGCAGCGGCTAACACCAACAATATAGCTCACCATTGTTGTGAATTCCGCCGCGGCGCCGGCGACATCATGACCATCTTCATCAAGCTGCTGCAGCAGGTTCATCAGCAGTGACTTCTCCGCCAGGCCGACAACACCCTCCGGGCAATGGATCATCTCACGGTATCCCGGCTTGAGTGGGTAGCTGTATGAAGGCTTATCCCCTTCTTTCATTGCCTCCAGAATGGCTGGCATAAAACTGGCCACAACCTTCTGAGCTTTATCCGCCGGTGATAGCTCCTCCCGCACGTAACGGCCTGTCTTGCGGATCTGAGGAAGCACTTCACTGGTAACCCATTTGCGGAAACGGTAGGGGATGGTGCCAGGCGTAACGGCGTCTCGGCAGCGAAGGATTAAGGTGTAGAGTCCGGACTCGGATATTATGTTTGCAGTCCCCTGACGGCCTAAGTTCAACTTAGATCGTTCATCTTCATCAAGAGCTTTCATTGACATCGTTGGGTTCGTCAGCTGCAGAGCTTTGATGACATCTGCTGCTACGAACCATGGCTCGCCGTTGATAATAACTGCACGGATTTGACTGCTTGACTCGAAAGAAAAAACTGAAGGTTTGGTATTCATGGTGCTAACTCCTACTAGAAGGTTAATCACCACCGCAACGCCAATTACTGGTGGTGAACTGAACGGAGTTGGCGTACCGGCCTAGTAGGTACCGGCGTCCTTTCGGACCCCCGCCCAGCCCACCATTGAAAAGGTGCGTCAGAGCGCGCGCATAAAAAAACACGCAAAGCGCGTGTTATGCGCCTACTAGTAACACGGGACGCCAATCCCGGCACCGGATTTTGCCGATGCCTGATCACTATGGCACAAGAATTATGCGTTGTAAATTTACCGCAAAGGTAATGATTTCATGCATTTTAGGTAATTTCAATTCTTATTTGGTTTGCTTTCGCAATTGCAGTGCACAGTAATCAAGGTGCGTTTGAAGATCACGCATCGACATCTGAGAGCTTGTAACGTAGTTAATGAGCGCAACAAGTTCAGCAAGCGCGCCGCTGACGTCGTAACCGTCCTTGTCCAGTTCCCTGAGTAAATCCATTAAATGCGAACTCTCAACCAGAGATCGCACGCCAGCAGGTGTGTGAATTCGCTCCGTGAAACCTTCTTCAAGAGGGTGATGGTACTGCTGCGACATCTCAACAACTCCATAAAAACACTGTATATATATACATATAGCAAAACCTTACACCCATTTCCAGAAGTGTTTTAATTACCCTTTAGGTAATAATGCCATTCAATAGCGTTCGTTATATTCATATAGGGGTTTCAAGGTAATAGAATGACGGTAGTGCGGTGCGCCGGGCGCTGCGTTTATCGGAGATTTCGACATGACGGTCTCAACCGAAGTCGACCACAACGACTACACAGGTAACGGCGTTACCACGTCATTCCCATATACGTTCAGGATTTTCCAGAAAAGCGATCTGATGGTTCAGGTAGCCGACCTGAACGAAAACATCACAGTGCTTACGCTTGACACTGATTACACTGTTACTGGCGCTGGCGGCTATTCTGGTGGCGCAGTGGTGCTGGCGTCACCGCTGGCAAATGGATGGCAAATCTCTATCTCCAGAGACCTTCCTGTAACCCAGGAAACTGATCTACGCAATCAGGGGAAGTTCTTTGCAGAAGTCCATGAGGACGCTTTCGATAAGCTGACGATGCTGATTCAACAGTGTTTTGGTTTCCTTCGCCTGGCGCTGCGTAAACCATCATTCATTGCTAACTATTACGATGCGCTGAACAACAGGATTAAGAATCTGCGTGACCCATCACAGGATCAGGACGCTGCTACAAAACATTATGTAGATGACAGTGTTGCAGGTTCAAATTCGCATGCAGACGATTTATTCAAGAGAACGCTACGTGTTCCAGAGTCATCTGTTCAGCCCGTTCCATTTCTGGACATTCGAAAAGAAATGTTGCTGGGGTTTAATAGTTTTGGGGATCCGGTAGCAATTGCAGGGCAAACAGAGACGGCAGATCTGGCATTAAAGTTGGCTGCATATTTTGGCACATCCCTTATTGGCATGCCGTTATCAGGGAACCTATTTGATCTCGTTAAAAACATGGTTACACCAGCAATGTTTCATGCAAAGGCGGGTAATACAGATAACGGCGGCCTTGGATTTGCACACGATAATTCATTGTGTTTCCAGAAAATGTTTAACGCTGTACGTGATAACGGCGGCGGATTAGTCATCATTGATGATGAGTATTGCGTTGATTTTTGTCTTTTCCCGCACACTAATACAACTGTGATGTTTGTGGGAAGGGGGGCTATGCAGTTTATTAACCCTCGTTCTGCAACAACTGGTAGGGGTGGTTTCATAATCGGGAGTAGCCGAGAATTTAACTTTGACCAGGCATGGAGTTTATATCAGTCTGGTAATTATCCAGGCTCGATTGTTAACACTTCGTTCACTGATCCCGCACAGAAGCAATATTTGCGTGATAATCAGCAATTTGTTCAGGCGGAGCGTGTTAATTTCATCAACCCAGTAATAAAAGCTTATTACACTGACTCGACTTATTGGGGCGGGTTTGCAATTAACTGTGTGAATGCTCAACACATCAGAATACTTAATCCAGTATTCAATGGATGGACTGAAGGTGTCAATGTGGGATCTGACGTTCCTCCGAATACTCCATCGTGTTATGACGTAAAAATTCATAACATGCGAGTCATTAAAGCCGATCTAGTTAGAACTTATTACGCCGGATTTTTCTTCGCAAACTCAACAAACTGCGAGATGTCAGAAGGATCCCTAGAAACCCCTCTAACAGCAGGTACAAGTAACGGTAGTTTTGGGGCGCTTAATTTCACAGAAGATTGCGTTATAAGAGATATTAACGTCCCAAACCTTGGGCGGACGGTTTCCTCCGAAGGTATTTTAATCAACAACTCCAAAGGTTGTTTGGTTAAAAACATAAAAATGGGTAATGCTAAATCGGCCGTCAGTACATTTTATGTCGATGCAACAACGAATGATGCAAATAACCCAAACTTTATAGATGGGGTTGAGGCGAACAATTGCGATCAAGCGCTGGGCGTAACTGGTAAGTATGCGGTGTTTTCTAACATCAAAGCGACCAACTGCCTACAAGAGTTGTTTTTCAGAAATGCTAATGCAACGGGAAACCGGTTTAAGAGCAAACCAGACTCGATCACTATCAGTGATTCAAGTGCAAACCTTAAATATTGGTACCTGATTAACAATACAGTTAGTGGCTGGCGTAGAAAATATACATGGTTACGCCCCCTTGATATTTTAAGGACGCCATTCACTTCACTATCTTCATGGAATTCTAATAATTCGGTGAAATTTAATAGTGGGGCAACGGGTACATTCCTCTATAAAATACCTGAAAGCATGAATGCAGTGTCAGGGTTTACTGCTTATGGAGACTTTAGCGTTGGCGCTGCAGCGGCTGCTACTGATTCCGTATGTACGATAGATGTTATTTCAATGGCAGCTGTAGATGGGAACCAGACGGCACCAGTCATTCTTCTTACCGCATCAGTTTCTGCGCATTCTAATGGCGATGGAATATGGTCACTTTCTGCAGATGTTCAGTCCACATCTCCTGGCTATCTTCCAATGGAAGGTGCTGCGAGTGGGGTAGATAATACCATGTATCTCCGTGTTACATATTCAAATGGTGTAGCAAACAACACCTTAAAAGAAATTGGTTTACGTCACTATGGAGTATAAAAAATGAAAGGCACAGATACTAAGCAGGTTGATTATTTATATCGTGGAATTATGGATTATTTCAGTGGCATGTCAGGGCTGGACATAACTATTGAGCAAATTTCGGCAAGAGACAAGTTTATTGCGGATAGCGCCATAGTTTGTGATGACTCTTTAGATGAAGAGGTTATTAGTCTTCATGATGAGTTCGTGTCAGCCGATGGGGATCCGTTAAAGCAGAAAGAAATTATAGAGAGGACTATAGCACTTCTTCACCCTTCATAATTATTACCATTTATTCAAATTCGGATTATTGTGTATGATGAGATTACCAACTATAGGAGGTAAATCATGCACAATAAACGGTGGTCACCATGTCTGCAACGCTAACCGCTGACACAATAAATCAGGGGCTTAGCTATGGCGCGCTGGCGGCAGTTATCGCTGGCGTCCCTCCCGAGGTTGCGCTTGGCTCCCTGGCAGGGGCGGTAATTTTTGTTACCTCAGCTGTTGAGTATCCTGTCAGGCGCCGCGTTCTACTTTCACTTCTCAGCTTCCTCTGCGGGCTTCTCTTCTACAAACCAACAGCCTCGATACTAATCGGGCTTGCCAGCATGATACCGACAATCACGCAGGACTCTTTTGAAAGAGGAATCGTGTATTCCGCCGGCGCGTTCGTCGCGTCTATCGTGGCGGTGCGGGTTGGCATATGGCTGTATCACCGTTCTGATAATCCACGCGATTTAATCCCTGGAGGAAAAGACGATGACAGGTCATGATCTGTTGCTAATAACCAATGCCCTTATATGCGCAGGAATTGCGTTCAGGGTGATGTTCTTCCAACGCAACGGATCGCGCCACCGCCGGTGGGGTGGATGGATTGCCTACTTCCTGATTGTGTCGGCCGCCAGTATCCCGGTACGAGCCATTTACTCACTTCTCTATCACTTCCCCATGACCGCAGATCTTTCTGAGGTCGTTATCAATGCTGTGATGCTGGCTGCCGTTCTGAAAACTCGCGGCAACGTCGTGCAAATATTCAAAATATCGAGGTCTCAACATGGACATTAACCAATTCCAGAAAGTTGCTGGTATTAACCTGGCGCTGGCGACACGCTGGCATTCACACATTTTTGCAGCCATGAAAGAGTTTGGCATCAGCAAGCCTGATGATCAGGCAATGTTTATTGCCCAGACCGGGCATGAAAGTACTGGCTTTACCCGGCTTGTAGAAAGTTTCAATTACAGCGTGGCCGGCCTGGCCGATTTTGTCCGCGCCGGTCGGCTAACGCAGGGTCAGGCAAACTCTCTTGGCCGCCGGCAGGGCGAACCATCTTTACCACTGGAACGCCAGCGCGCGATCGCCAACCTCGTGTACAGCAAACGCATGGGTAACAACGGGCCAACAGATGGCTGGTTTTACCGCGGGCGTGGACTTATCCAGATCACCGGCCTGAACAACTACCGGGACTGTGGCAATGGCCTGAAGGTGGATCTGGTGCAGCAGCCAGAACTGTTGGCGCAGGATGAGTATGCTGCTCGCAGCGCGGCGTGGTTCTTCGCTACCAAAGGATGCATGAAGTACACCGGTGACCTGGTGCGCGTCACGCAGATCATCAATGGTGGGAAGAACGGCATCGACGACCGGCGCGCACGGTACATCACCGCCAGTAAGGTGCTGGCGGTATGATCCGGGCATTCGTCAAAGCGTACTGGAAACAGTTGTTTATCGTGGTGATGCTTGCTGCTCTGGTGTTCGGTGGCATGATTGCCTGGAATGTTCACGGTGACAGGCAGTACGACGCCGGGTACGCACAGGCAAAGGCAGACCGCAAAGCAGAAGATGAGAAAGCTCGTCAACATGACGAACAGGAGAAAGCAACCAATGAACGAGAAGCGCAGCAGAGGATCGACCAGGCGCGCAATGATGCTCTTGATGCTGCCGCTCGCGCTGGCAGGTTGCAGCAGCAGCTCGTTGCCATCCGTGAGCAGCTCAGGCAGTATAACGCCACTGTCGGCGCTGGGTCGTCAGCCGCAGACACCGGAATTTTGCTTACCGACGTGTTCGAAAAATCTCTCGAACGAAACCGACAACTGGCAGAATACGCTGACCGGGCAGCAGAAGCCGGAAGGGTCTGCGAAAGGCAGTACGATCAACTGACGAAACAGGGTACTGTTTCCCGGTGACGGTATATAAAACGGTATGGAGAATTTCTCGTTTTATAAATTTGTTTTTAGTCAATTGGTTACGAGTGTTGTAAATAATTGAGTGGGAATAATTCCTGCTGATAGCTGAACCAAACCCTCTGTTTACAGAGGGTTTTTTTTATGTCCTGGTAAATGGCGCTGAGGAAGGATTATTGAGCGTAGTCTAAATATAGTCTATATTAAAACCGAGACATGACCATTAGGCGGACCAACATGAAAGTAGAGACTATCAGCTACGTTAAAAAGAACGCCGCAACGCTTGATCTGTCAGAACCTATCCTGGTCACACAAAACGGTGTGCCTGCTTACGTTATAGAGTCCTATGATCAGCAGCAGGAACGGGAAAACGCCATTGCTTTGCTGAAATTGCTTACTCTGTCAGAGAAAGATAAATCGGAAGGGCGCGTGTTCTCGAAAGACCAGTTGCTGGATGGCCTTGCGGATTAA